TGCGCATCGTTGCCAACCTCGTGCAGCCGCTTGCGCAAAGTCTCGTAGTGATCGTCCTGCTTGCGCATCAATTCCTTGAGCTGATCGAAGTGCTCGTCCTGGCGCTTGCCGAGCATGTCCACCGCCTGCCGCACGGCTGAAATATCGCCGCACGGCTGCACGCAGGGGATGCGCAGGTCTTGTTCGAGCTGTCCGGCCATACACGATCATCTATCCAGTGTTAGCGCCGTCCATGGCGCTGTGGGTCAGATTTTCAACAGCCCGGTGCAGCCATGGCCTGCCACGCTGGTCGGCATGGATTCGCCACGGTACAGCTCGGCCAGGATGGTCAGGTAAGCGCCGCTCGTGCCGTCGCCAACGGTGGCAGTGACATCGATGTAGCGCTTGCGACCACGCAGGTCGATGTCGAACACGAAGAAGCCGTTATCGTCATCATCGGCGGGCAGTGCCGAGGTATTGCCGTCGATGTCGGTGCTGGTGCCGTAGACCAGACCGGTCACGTCAGCATGGCCGCTGCCGGTTGTGTCGGACTCGGTGACCTTCAGCGCCGTCATGGCGATGTCGGTGGCACCCAGATAGGCGATGACGCGGCAATGGTCCCATCCCTTGGTATCGATTTCTGCGGTGGTTGCGCTGGCAGCATCGATCAGAGCCCCCGGTGGGGTGACCGATACCAGTTTGAAGTTTTCAATTGCACTCATGTCTAAATCCTCTTGGTAAAGGCGGGGCCGTAGCCCCGCCAGGCATTACTCGCCGATCAGGGCAACGATGGGACCGGGGTTGCTGGCATCGCCAACACCGTGGCAGTTGATGTCGAAGCGCTCGGAGCTGATCAGCTTGGTCTGCTGGTAGCTGCTGAGGCTGTAGGGGTCGACCAGCATGGTCATGCCACGACGGTCGCCGAACACGACACCCATGCGCAGGTCACCGAACAGCACCATGGCCACGTCCGACAGGTCGGTCAGCACTTTGGGCATGCTGGCGCTGGTCTGGATCGCATAGCCGGCGTACTGCTCCGGCATGGCGCTGGACAGCTCGCGCTTGGTGTTGCCACCGGCGGCATCCAGCAGGCGACCAAACAGGGTGTTCTGCGCGACCTTTGAGCAAATCCAGGACGGGTTGATGCCGGGGATGTCGGGCAGCTTGGCCATGACGTTGCGCAGGTCGGTTGCGGTGATCTCGGCAAAGGTGTCGTTGCCGGAGGCGCCATCAACCGCGCCAGCCAGGCCGAGGATAGCGGTCCGCAGGCCGACGATGCCGCCGTAGGTGCTGGTGCCATCGCCGTTGATCAAGCATTCGTCTTCCTTGATGGCGAAGGCGCGGGCGTGCTTCTCGGCAACGTACTCGGCCAGGTTGATGACCGAATCGGCGGCGTAGTCGTTGGCAATACGGGTCTCGACCGCCACGTTCTTAGCCGTCAGGTTGATGTTGTCGAATGCCGGATCAGACGCGGTTGGTGCGGATTCGCGACCGACGAAGTAGGCTGTCACGTCGCCGGCATCACGCGGTACGCTAAGGGTGTCGCTCATCATCGGCTGCACGTTACAGAGGCGGCGGGCGATGCCGTACTGCTCACGCAGGGAGATGATGGAGCTGGACATTTCCTCGGGGACAACCACCGACTGGCCGGCGCCCATGCCGGTCAGGGTGCGCTGGCTGATCTGCACACCGTGATCACGACACCAGCGGGCGGCGGATTCGTCGCCGAAAATGGTGGCCTTGGCCCACTGGCCGGCGCGGTAGGCCATTTCTTCGGCCTGCTGGCGGCCGCCAAAGATGTCCGCACGGAAGGCGTTGAGATTGCCGGCATAGGGCACGCGGCCGGTGACCGGGGCGATATCCTGACGCTCGGCCTTCTTGGCATCTCGGATCATCTGGCGGAAATCTTCCAGGTTGCCTCCGAGCATGATGTGGTCTTCGGCCTGGCGGGCCATGTCGAAATGGCGGCCGATGGCGCGAATCTGATCGGCATCGGGATTGGCTGGGGTGTCGAGCTTGCGCTCTTCGGTTTTCATTTCAGGCTTGGTCGGCTCGGGGAGGGCTTCCTCGCGCTCAACCGGATTGTCAAGGGCTTCTTTCGCCATTGGATGGTCCTCGTGAGTGATTGAACGGCCAACCCCTACGGAGTTATCAGCCGGGATAGAAACAATGCTGATTTCCAGCGGTTCCCAATCGTCGACGCGGTAGGTTTCCACCCCGTCAACGGTTGATTCGTGCATCATCGAATGGATGCGGTAGCCGACCGACACCTTGCTGCGGATGCCGTCGGCAACGTCTTGCATGATTTCCTGGCCCAGCGCACCCGCGCTGAAACGGACCCTGGCGCGGGCCACGCCGTCGCCATCCAGTCGGGAGGATTCGACCACGCCGATCTGCCGGTCAGGGTCGTGCTGCAACAGCAAGGGGGCGCCATCGCGGATACGATCCATGCGGATGGACCCTGCGCTGTGGTCCAGAATCTCGCGGCCGAACCAGCGGTCCACCGGCTCTGCGGAGGAAAACGCCAGTTCGATGCTGCGGTTTTCGGTGTCAATCGCACCGGCATCGGCGCGCATCTCGCGCTGCTGCGTGGTGCCGATGATCTGGTCAATCTTGCTCATCAGTCACGTCCTGATCGGGTTCGGTTGTAGCGGCTGTGGCGAGTCCTGCCATGTGGGGCAGCACTTCGGCCAGGCTGAGGCCGGACGCTTCGGCCAGTTGTTTGATGGTGGCCAGCTCGCTAATCCGCTCGGCCAGCATGTCGTCACGGTCAATGCCCTTGCGGGCGCAAATGCGGGTCAGCGTGGTGCTGCCGATTTCCAGCTCTACCTTGTCGGCGTTGGCCTGCTTGGCCGGGTCCGGCCCTTCCCAGCGGCGCGGCTGCCAGCGGACATGCGCCAGCTCGCTGTCGCGATTCGGGCGACCGACCACATAGCGATGGGACTTGGCCACGTCCAGCCAGGCGTCGAATACCGGCTGGATAAAGTCGGATTCGAACCAGTCCTGCGCTTCCATCCAGTGGTCGCGCTCCACGCCAAGGAAAAAGCGCAGGCTGGTGTAATTGACGCCTTCGGCATCATTGCCAAGGGTGTTGTAGGACACGCCCAGGCCGGATGCGACGGAACGCAGTCCCCACTTTAGGAAATCCGGCATGGCGGAATTGGGATGCTGCGGGTCGAGCAATTTCAGCTCGTAGCCGTAGGGGACCACCTCCATCGACCCGGGGGCCAAGTCTTGGCCGAAGCGGCCGGGATCGGTGCTGAGCGGGTTGCCATCGGCATCCACCAGTTGCTGGCCCTGGCCATTGACGGCGGGTTCAGGTGCGTTGGCCCATTCCTTCGCCTCGTAGGCCGCGAACTTGGCGGCCGATGCGCGGGCGGCTTCCACCTCGGCATCTTCCACGCCGCGCAGCATGTGCAGGCGGAACGCGGCGGTTGCCAGCCAGGGCACGCCACGGGTTTGATGGGTGTATTCGGGCAGATAGACGTGCAGCATTTCATCGGCTGGAATGCGGGAGCGGTCGCCGATCTTGTAGGTGCCGATGTTGATGGCCGGTTCCGGCCGGGTCCAGTACGCCACCGGCACGCGGTCGCTGTCGAGTTCAACACCCATGCGGATGGTCCGGCCCTGGTACTCGCCGTTGTGATCCACGTCGATGCGCTCGGCATCGATGACGTGCAGGGACAGCCCCTGTGCGCCCATGTCGGTCATGCGGATGAAGCATTCACCATCGATGGCGACCTGCTCGATGACGTGGCGTTGCAGGGTGCGCCAGGTGAATTTGCCGGTCTGCTCGCAGACACCACGCCGACCCCAGGCGGCCCATGCCTGTTCCACCATCGAGCGGGTCTTCTGATCGGGCTTGCCATTGGCCATGACAGCGCGGGATTGCAGCACGAAACCAGGGGCGCCGACGATGTTGTTGCGGACGATCCGCACGAATGCCTTGGCGTGGTCGCTATCCTGCACCAGTTGCCGCGCCCTGGCGCGAAGCAGTCCCAGTCCGGTGCGAATGTCGATATCTACCGGCCGGGTATGCAAGTTCCAGTCGGGATGTCGGCTCGGCTTGGCCGCGTCCCACTGGTGATAGGGCAGCCGCACCACGCTCATGCGGTGAACCTCACCTGCACCATGCGGCCGCTGCGCTCACCTCGGGCAAGCCGTGCGGCCTGGTCTTCCATCGCCACCTCGTGGCGGTAGGTGTTGCGCAGCTTGATCAGCTCGCCCTGGCCGTGCTGGGTCGTCAGGTCGCCCACGCGGACCTGTACGATATCCAGCTGCTCTTGGGTGGCGCGGCCTTCCAGGGTCGCCTCGATGGCGTCCAACATCTTGCGTGCGTGGCTGCGCTCGTCCAGCGCGGAACCCAGGGCGGCCTGCACTTGGATGGCGCCCTTGGCGATGGTGTAAACGTCGGTTCCATCAGTGACACGCGCTACCCAATCATAGCGACCAGCGGCATAGGCCGCCGTGGTGGCCGGTGCGATGTTGATCAGGTGATCAGTGCCGTCAGCGGTCGCCGTCAGCGTGATGGCGGCGGCGGCATTGAACAGCGTGTAACTGAGGGTCCATGTGTCGGCCGGGTAATCGGCAAGCGTGCGCGTCCACGTCCAGGTATCCCCGGCGCGGAGTGTGGTCGGTTCGCGGGTTGGAATCGGCCTTGCCATGCGTCGCATGGTGGCAGAGTGGTTGTCAAAATATCAGGCAAGAATTTGACAAATTTACCGGCGCCAACTGTTGATCCAGTTGTACGCCGTCTGACGGCTAACCCCGTACCGTGCCTGCACGGTCTTGGGCGTGTCACGATGGGTAATCTCCGGCTTTAGCCAGCGCGTTCCGACATGCACCCGCGTGCCGCCCCAATGGGCAGATATCAGCTTGACCACCGATTCGGGGGTCAGATCATCTTGACGCGCCAACAGTTCGTGCAGCTCGTCCAGAAATCGCGACACTATCGGCGCCACCCGGTGACAAAACCACTGCGGCGCGGTGTCTGCGGCGCGACGCTTTTCTGCACCGCCTGGCGCTGAGTCTGCGCAGGCTTGGTCAAATCCGCGCCACTCAGCCGCATGGCGGCGAG